CTTGTTGTTTAGGTAATTTACTTTTGTAGCCATTGATTAAGAGTCCTCTAATGAGTTATTATAAACTACGCACTTTAAAAAGTCAACTAAATATTATACCAAACGGGAGTTTCATATGGGTTTATTTGACGGTGGTTCTAGCATAATTTCAAATATTGGCGCAACATCTAATTTAATAGGTTCCGCCGGTCGTGCATTCGGCACTGCTGGAAACTTGGCATCTGCGCTGTCTTCTGGATATGACGCCGGTGGTGTATTAGGCGCAATCCGAAGCATCAATTTACCAGCCGCTGGAGAAGCAGTTGGAGACATTGTTAGTGCAGTAGCTAGTTTTGGGGGTGATGCTAATGCTAATGATTGGCGTGTCAGATTAAGCCTCGCTAATTGGTCTAGTTTTAGAACAAGTCCAGTGCTAGCACCTCTTAAAGATGCCGGCGGGTTGATATTTCCTTACACTCCTACAATCAATATTTCAAGCGGCGCACAGTATCAACCAGTTAATACAATACACAGTAATTATACATTCCAAGCATTTCAAAATAGTGATCCTGGCGAAATTAATATTAGTGCGCCTATGTATGTTGAGGATCCTACTCAAGGATTATATTGGATTGCAATGGTACATTATCTTCGTAGTTTGACTAAAATGTTTGCAGGCAACGATCCTAAAGCAGGCAATCCACCTCCTGTTATTTTCTTAAACGGTTATGGAAATTATGTGTTTAAGAATGTTCCGGTTATAGTAAAAAGTATGAGCGTATCGTTAACTAACGAATGTGATTATATTGGTGTTGATGTAGTTGGATCAGCAGCCGGTTCAGTTGAAGGTGTTGCATCTAGTATTGGTGGACTTGCAGATACACTAGGCGGAGTCATTCCTGGACTTAGCGGTCTTACTGATACGGTAAGTAGTATTGCAGGAGGCGTAGGACAAGTTGCCGCGCTTGCTGGTACGTTTGGTCTCGGCGGTACAACTAGTGGTGGTGTTGCCCATGTTCCGACTAAGAGTACATTTACACTTAAACTACAACCAGTCTATAGTAGAAATAGTGCTAGAAACTTTAGCCTAGATAGATTTGTTACTGGTGGATATCTAAACAACGGATTTGGTTATATTTAAAATGAAAGCAACTTACACAAATACAAGCCCGTGGTATAACACAAAGACTAAACAAGATCATCTTGACATTCTAAAAATACGACCAGTGTCTGCTGAAGTAGACGACTTTTTATACACTATTGAACCTCAGTATACGTACAGACCAGATTTACTAGCGGCTGACTTATATGGGGAAGTTAATCTATGGTGGGTTTTTATACAACGTAATTTAGATGTCTTACAAGATCCTATTTTAGATTTTGTTCCAGGCGTACAAATTTATATTCCAAAAAGTAGTAGTTTAAAATTAGTATTAGGATTGTAATATGAGTTTTGATAATTTGTCAGGAGCAATTGACTCTGCAACTAATGCTGTTAGCAGTGTAGCATCTAGTGCCTCGAGCTTATTATCTTCAGGTCCAGCTTCAGCATTGTCATCAATATCAAGTGCAGTGTCTGGACTATTGGGCGGTCTAAGTTCTTTATTTAAAGGGTTACCTAGCGGAGTTAAGTTACCATTGCCAAATCCGTTGTTTGCATATGCCAGCTACACTTATGTTTTAAGTATCGGTTGTTTAACAGATGACGACCTAATGAAACCTGACACTACATATATGATTGGAAAGCGTATTCCATTAATATGTAAATCGGCAAATGCTGATCCTAGCAATAGAGTTAATACACCCTATGGAAAATTTGATTTTTATATTGACGATTTAACACTAGATAGTTTAATAGGATTTGAACAAGGTTCGGGTAATACTAACGTTACTGGATTAACTTTTACAATTATTGAACCGTATAGTATGGGCCTGTTTATAATCGCCTGTCAACAGCTTGCACAAGAATTAGGACATGATAATTGGCGTGAAGCTCCATTTCTGCTTACTATAGAGTTTAGAGGCAACACTGAAACAGGACAAATAAAAAATATCTCCGGCACTACTAGACACATACCATTTAATTTTAATGATATGAACATGGTAGTTAATGAAAAAGGTGCAGTATATAGCTGTACAGCGCAACCTTGCAACCAATATGCACTAGGAGATGCTGTAGCAAACTTACAGTCAGATCATTCAACAGTGGGATCAACTGTACAAGAAATTTTACAAACTGGCGAAAAAAGTTTGCAAGCAGTAATTAATCAAAGAGCACAATTACTAGTAGAAAAAGGAATTGTGCCAGTTGCTGACGAATATGTTATTATTTTTCCAACTGATCCTGCATCGTCAAGTAGTGCAATTTTTACTCCAGATAACAGTAGTAGCCAGGATGCCGGCGCAACAGAAGATCCTAGCTCGTCGTCAAGTGGCGGTGTTGAAGATGTATTAGGATTATCAAGAAGTTCTATTAATGGAACGTTAATTCAAAGTTCTGATGATGTGAATGCTCTTGGCGCCGCAACATTAATTGCTGAAGATAAAAGAAAAGGTGATCCACAAACTGGTAAGAATGATGCAGTGTACGATCCTAAAAGTAAAACATTTGTTCAGGGCAATTTAACAATTGATAGTACACAAACAGAAATGAAGTTTAGTCAAGATACAAATATCCCTAACGCTATAAATCAAGTATTGTTACAAAGTGACTTTGTTAAAGATGCATTAGACAGTTCCTTAATAACACCTGAAGGGTATAGAGGTTGGTGGAGAATTGATACACAGGTGTATAATAATCCATCTAGTGAAAACATGGCAGTTACTGGAACTAAACCTAAAATAATTGTATACCGAGTAATTCCATATAAAGTACATAGCAGTAGATTAGTTCCTCCAAATACTAAAGCTCCTGGTCTAGGCGAAGGCGGAGAATTAGAAGCGCAAGCAGTTAAACATTACAACTATATCTATACTGGTAAGAATGTTGATATTCTTCGATTTGAAATTAAAGTTAATAACGGATTTACTCAAATTATGGGATCTGATGGATTAACAAGAACACAAGATGCTGTAGAAGCAGATGCTGAAGGCGGAGACTCTACACCGCAAGCAACACCAATACAACCTATGCCGCCGGGAAATCCGCCATCAACTGAATTAGGAGTGTTACCTACAATTGTAAAATACATAGGAACAATGACTGGCTCAGATAGAAAAGGTGGCGGTGGTGAAGAAGGTATTGCTCAACGTGCGGCACGTTTATTCCAGGATGCACTTCAATCTAGTACTGATATGATTGACCTTGATATGGAAATTATAGGCGACCCTTATTTTATTGCGCAAAGCGGTCAGGGCAATTATACTAGCGAAGCAGCCACTACTAATTTAAACACAGACGGATCAGTGAATTATCAAGACGGGGAAGTTGACATTAAGGTTAACTTTAGAACTCCTATAGATTTAAATCAAACGACTGGGTTATACAATTTTGGTGGGTCAAGTAAAAGCGCACCAGTTATTCAGTTTACAGGACTGTACTGTGTTAACCAAGTAATTAGTACGTTCAAAGGTGGCGTCTTTAAACAGCAATTAAAAGGTTTTAGACGACCATACTTCGAAGGCCTAGAAGAAGCGACTCCGGATCAAATGTTCTCAACACGTAGAAGTCAACCAGACCCATCGGCTGACTCTGAGGACAACTAACATGGCAAATAAAAATTTAAATCATATTTCGTCAGGGGATAGTGACCCACGTCCAGGTCCGTTCTTAGCAAGAATAGTAAGCCATCTTGATCCTACCTACATGGGTGTATTACAAGTAGAAATTTTAAGACCTAGTGGCGGCACAGCCAGTGAAGGTGAGTTGCACCAAGTAAAATATATGAGTCCATTTTATGGAGTCACTAAAGCTGAGTTTGTTAATAAAGATCCTGACGACTATAATAACACACAAAAAAGTTACGGAATGTGGATGATTCCACCTGATGTAGGAACTACAGTTGTAATATTTTTTATTGACGGAGATCCTAAACGTGGTTATTGGATGGGAAGCGTATTAGATGAAAATATGGATTTTATGTTACCTGGTATCGCCGCTACTGAAAATAATGTAGAAGGCGGAACAACTAGCTTAACAGGTGACCCATTAAGAGCACCTGTTGCAGAATACAACAATAAAGTACACGATACTGATGCAGATGTAACTCAAATTAAAAAACCACAACATCCGTTAACTACTGCGTTACAAAACCAAGGTCTAATTGAAGATGATATTAGAGGTATAACTACCAGCAGTGCTAGAAGAGAAGTTCCTAGCATGGTATTTGGTATTAGCACACCTGGGCCATTAGACAAGCAAGATGGTGCACCTACTGGTAAAGTTGGTACTGATCAAAATGCAGTGCCTAACTATCCTGCTAGTAGATTAGGCGGAACTACATTTGTCATGGACGACGGTGACGATAAATTCTTACGTAAGACTAAACCTAAAGATGGTCCTCCTGATTATGCTGCCGCATCACAAGGTGAAACTGATGGTGATGTAACAATACCGCATAACGAACTATTTAGGATTCGTACTAGAACTGGACATCAGATTGTAATGCATAACAGTGAAGATCTAATATACATTACAAACAGCCGAGGAACAAGCTGGATTGAAATGACCAGTGATGGAAAAATTGACATCTTTGCTACAGACAGCATAAGCGTACATACTGGCAACGATTTAAATTTTTATGCTGATCGTGACATTAATTTTGAGGCAGGGCGTAATTTTAATTTAAAAGTTAAAGAACGACATCAAACAGAAGTTGGTGGTGATAAAATTACTATTGTAGATGGTAAAGTCGCTATTCAAGTAAGCGGTACACAAGATGAAACAATTAGCGGAGCTCATAAACAGTCGTTTGGAGCAACCTGGGATGCTACAGTAGGCGGACAAACTAATATAACAGTAAGCGGCGGATTTGACCTTAATACTAGCGGTACAAACAAATTAACATCAGGCGGCACGATGGAAATAGGAGCGTCTAGTACTAATATTTCCGGTGGCAATATTAATCTTAATGGGCCAGCCGCAGCCTCAGCAGGATCAGCATCAGCGGCAACAGCCCCAACAGCACTGAGCACTTTTGATAATCCAACAGAAACTGATGGCACTACTATTACTAGTATTATGCTACGAGTACCTACAACAGAACCTTACCCGCATCATGAAAATTTAGACGCTACAAAATTTAAACCTGATCAAACGGATCGAGAAAGCGGTAGTGCAATTGCAACACCTGATTTTTACAAAAAATATACAACATCAACAGATCCCTTTAACAAGGTAAAAGGAACAGACAATGGCCAATAATCTTTACGAAAATATTAATTTACAAGCTCGTACTACTATAACAGCAACTACTCCTCAAATGTATCGAGGATTTAGCACAGTTAACACGACTACACAAAATTTTACATTATACGACTTTGAATTAATTAAACAAGATTTACTAAATCACTTTTATGTTCGCCAGGGTGAACGATTGATGAATCCTACCTTTGGTACAATTATCTGGGACTTAATATTTGAACCTATGACAGAGCAAGTAAAAGATTTAATACTACAAAATGTCAATGAAATTGTCAATTATGATCCTAGGATTCAAGCTGAAAACGTTGTTGTAACTAGCTACGACAAGGGTATACAGATTGAATGTACACTGAAATACCTACCATATAACATCTCTCAAAATTTAAAATTACAGTTTGATCAAGCCTCTGGATTATCAATCGCATGATTAACTACGCATATAATTTTATTCAATAAATACACTTATTAGGATAAAACATGAGTTCAACAGATCGTCAAAATAACCTGCTCATAAGCCAAGACTGGACAAAGATTTATCAGTCCTTTAAAAATGCTGACTTTCAAAGTTACGACTTTGAAAACTTACGCAGATCTATGATCGAATATATCCGTACAAATTTTCCTGAAGATTTTAACGATTATATTGAATCTAGCGAATATCTTGCTCTTATTGACCTTATTGCATATGTTGGACAAAGTATTGCCTTCCGTGTTGATTTAAATGCACGTGAAAACTTTTTAGAACTAGCAGAACGCCGCGATAGCATCTTACGCCTAGCACGATTAATTAGCTATAATGCTAGTAGAAACGTAGCCGCTAGAGGATTGCTAAAATTTAGTACTATTAAAACTACTGAAAATGTTATTGACAGCAACGGCAGAAATTTATCTGGACAAGTAATTACTTGGAATGATCCAAGTAATGTTAACTGGTACGATCAGTTTATCAAAATAATCAATGCGGCCTTACCGCAAACTCAACAATTTGGTAACCCAGTCGATTCTGCAACAATCTATGGTATTAATTCTGCGCAGTATAGATTCAACGCTTCTAATACAGATATTCCATTGTACAGTTTTACCAAAACTGTTGCTGGTCGTTCAATGGCTTTTGAAATTACCAGTACAACGTTTAACGGACAAACCTTTATATACGAAGAACCGCCTAAAGTTGGTAATCATCTAGCATGTGTATACACAGATGACGGCTATGGTGCTGGCAGTAGCAATACTGGATTTTTCTTTAATTTCACACAAGGTACATTACAGCAAGGTGTATTTTCAATTACTCAACCTAGTACAAACGAAATTATAAACATTAATACACAAAATATTAATAATACAGATGTATGGTTATACAAGTTAGATTCAACCGGCTTAGAATCAGAATTATGGACTAAAGTTCCTAATTTAACTGGCAACAATATTATTTACAATAGCTTGTCTAATAAAATTAAAAACATTTACAGCGTAATAACTAGAGCAGGCGATGCAGTTAGTTTATCATTTAGCGATGGTACGTTTGGAAATTTACCGTTAGGCACTTTTAGAAGTTATTACAGAACCAGTAATAATCTATCATACACTATTAACCCATCTGATATATTAAATGTAACAATTAATATACCTTATATATCTGCAAGAAATCAAGCAGAGACTTTAACAATTTCTCTAGGACTTCCTAGTACTGTTAGCAATGCTACGCAAACAGAAACAAATGCTAGTATAAAAGCAAATGCTCCAGCAACATACTATACACAAAATCGTATGATTACTGGTGAAGACTATAATATTAGTCCGCTATCTGCTACACAAAAAATTGCAAAAATAAAATCAGTTAACAGATCTAGTAGTGGCATTAGCCGCTATTTTGATTTAGTAGATCCTACTGGAAAATACAGTAGTACTAACTTGTTTGCAGATGACGGTGTCATATATCAAAATCCGTACACATCATTAATTAATTTTTCATACACTACACAGTCGGACATTGAAAGTGTTATTGTTAATACAATTTATGATGTATTAAATTCTCCAGATTTAAGAAATTTCTATTATACAAATTTTACAAACAATATTAATACTGCTGTAAATTTAATTTGGCATAATGTAACAACTGATAGCAATGCATCAACTGGTTATATTGGAGATTCAACAGGTCGTGTGATTTATAAAACTGGATCATATACCGCAACAGATTTACAATATGTTACATTAGGATCTTTAATTAAATTCACAGCACCGGCTGGATATTATTTTGATAATAATAATCTTAATACGCTAGTTGCTGGAATACCAATATCAAATGGTTCAAGTTACTATATTTGGGCTGAAGCAGTTTCAATTGCACAAGACGGCACCGCTTCAGGTACTGGGGTGTTATCATCTGGAAACGGACCAATAGCTTTAAATATCCCAGTTCCAAGTTCAGCGATCATTTCTCAAATAATTCCAAAGCTAACACGAACAATTGATTCAACAGTTATAACAACAATGATTGATTTAATATTCGCCAACCAACCATTTGGATTACGATATGATGCTTCTACACAATCATGGCAAATTATTTTTGAAGCAAATCTTAATACAACTACAATTTTTAGTCTAGCAAATCAAGGTAGTACATCAAACCTACAACAAGATGCTAGTTGGTTTATGTTGTTTACTACTAACAACGAATTCTATACAATTACAACACGGTTGTTGAGATACATATTTGAAAGTGATAGCCAGCTTAATTTCTATTTTGACTCTGATCAAAAAATTTATGATATTGTATCGACTTCAATTGTTAAAGACTCGATTAATGTATTAAACATTAACACTCAACCGCTTGGATCGTTGCCCTTTACCAGTAGTTTACCATGGGAAGTAATATCATCTTTTAGCGGATTAGATGGATATGTTGACCCTAAAAAAATTGTAGTTACTTTCACTGATAGTGATAATAATGGAGTAGTTGATAATCCTCAGTTGTTCCTTGACATTGTTACAACATCTAACATTGCTGGCTCAGCGGCAATTAACACAACAGCAATTAGTTCGCTATTAGCCGTAAGCAGTATGGTTGGAGCATCTATTATTGGCGCAGGTATTGCTCCTAATACAATTATTACAGCAGTTACCCCTGGAGTGTCTTTAACAATAAACAATCCAACAACTGCTACACTAGTTAATACAACTCTTACAATTAATAAATTGAATTATATTATTCAACAACGTTATTTGATCAGTCAAGGGCAGGAAGACTATAAGTACGTTAGCAACACGGCAAATGTTGTGTTGATATTACCATCTGAGAATCAAGTTGGATTTTTAACACAGTACACTGACGGACAATATTTTTATTTTGTAGATACAGATGTAGTGAAGAAATTAGATGCATCAACTTCTACTTTAAACATAAGTTTAGATTATAAAGTTTATATCGGTCGAGATAAATTAAAATTCCAATACACTCATAGTGCAGACTATGATTCAAGAATTGATCCCGGATCTAGTAACATCATGGATGTGTATGTATTAACTAATGATTATAATAACAGATATAGACAATGGCTAAGTGGTGCAAATATTAGCGAACCACTTCCTCCTAGCTCGTCTGAATTACATAGTCTATTAAGTTCTAATCTTGATCCTATTAAAGCAATATCAGATGAAATAATATATCATCCAGTGAGCTATCAGTTGTTATTTGGTCCTCAGGCTCCTAACAATTTACAAGCAACATTTAGTGTTATTAAAAACACCAGTTCAACAGCATCAGATAATGATATTAAAGCAAGAATATTATCTGCAATTAATACATTCTTTGCGTTGGATAACTGGAATTTTGGAGATACATTCTATTTTACAGAATTATCAACATATGTAATGAACCAGCTTGCACCTGATATTACAAATTTTGTAATTATTCCAAAACAAGGTGATTTATATTTTGGAGCATTATTTGAAATTAAATGTCCTAGCAATCAAATATTCTTAAGTTGCGCAACATCAGATACTATTGTAGTTGTATCTGGGTTTACATCAGCAAACTTAAAAACAGTATCTGGCAACGCACTAACGTCTTTAGTAACATCACAGAATGTTACAAGTGCAAACTTTGGAGTAACAAATGGTTGATAGTGTTAACCCTAACGGTAATAGTTCTGGTCTTAGTTTAAATTTACTTCCACAGTTTTATAGAACAGAAGCTAATAAAAAATTCCTTCAAGCTACACTTGATCAATTATATCAACCTGGTGCAATTAAAAAAGTTAACGGGTATATCGGTCGAGAAAATGCTAAATCGTCAACAGGCACTGACATATTCGTCAAGGCATCTGACGCCGCAAGACAAAATTATCAATTAGAGCCTTCTTTAACAGTAACGGATTCTATTGGTAACGTAACTTATTTTAAAGATTATATTGACTATATTAATCAATTAAATGTATTTGGCGCTAATACTAGTAATCATGCAAGACTAAATGCACAAGAATTCTATTCTTGGGATCCACATATTGATTGGGACAAGTTTGTTAACTTTCAAAATTACTATTGGTTACCGTACGGTCCAGAGTTAATTAAAATTTATGGACAGCAACTTGCTATAGAAAGTACATATACAGTAACACTTGAGTCGGAATTAAACAATAACGAATATCTATTCACGCCTAACGGATTTACTCGAAACCCTGTATTAAGATTATTTAGAGGACAGACATACACATTTGAAATTACTAGTCCAGGTAATCCTTTTAGTTTTAAAACAGCTAGAAGTTTAGGCATTGCAGATAGATACGAAACTGCAACACTAAGCGGAAGTGCTGTTACAAACGGAACAATAACTTTTACTATCCCATTAGATGCACCTAGCTTGTTGTACTATCAAAGTGAAAGTGATTTAAATCTTGGCGGAGCAATTGAAATCTACAACATCCTTGAAGACACATTCATTGATGTTGAAAATGAAATCCTTGGAAAAAAACAGTATAAACTAGCTAATGGCATAGAGTTAAGTAACGGAATGAAAATTGCCTTTGGTGGTAATGTTACTCCTGCAACTTATGCATCTGGACAATTTTATGTTGACGGTGTTGGAATTTCTATTAAACTAATTCCTGAGTCAATCTTAGAAATTACAAGTCCTTATACTACTGTAACTGACATTTTATTTGATTCTGATTCGTTTGATACAGAGCCATTTGACAATGCTAGCGGATTTGCAGATAGCTTAGATTATATTGTAATCAGCCGAGCTTCTCGAGATTACAATCCATGGAGTCGATATAATCGTTGGTTCCATAAAGATGTTATAAATGCCAGCGCATTGTTTAACAATTCAATAGCCAGCTTAGATCAAAAATACAGAGCAATTCGTCCAATTATTGAATTCAATGCTGATTTAAAATTATTCAACTATGGTACAACAGCTATAGATGACATTGACCTGATTGATAACTTTACAACTGATGTGTTCTCAACAATTGAAGGTTCATTTGGATATAATATTGACTCAGTAGCTTTACAAACAGGACATAAGATACTGTTTACTGCCGACACTGATATTCTTGTTAAGAATAAAATTTACCAAGTAGAATTTATTGACATACAACATATCAATGGTCTTAAGCAAATTCATTTAGTTGAAATTGAAACACCGTCATTAAATCATGTAGTCTTAGTAAGACAAGGCAAATCTAACCAAGGTCAGAGTTACTGGTATAATGGAACAGCATGGAAGTTAGCACAAAAGAAAACAACTGTAAATCAGCCGCCATTATTTGATATTGTTGATTCTAATAAAATTAGTTTTGGTGATACCAGTGTATATAATGGTTCAACATTTATAGGAACACAAATTTTTTCATACAAAATTGGAACTGGCATTGCCGACTCTAATTTAGGATTTGCATTATCATACAAAAATGTAAGCAACATTGGTGACATTGTTTTTAATTTTAATCTAGCTACAGATATTTTTCAATATAAAAAAACTACTGCGGTTATTGATCAAGGTATAAATGTTGGGTATCTTGTTACACAAGATTATGCTGGTAATGTTGTATACGAAAATGGCTGGAAAAAATCTGTAGTTGATACAGTGCAAGCCGCTATTAGAATATATAAAAATTCTAATAAAACAAATAATTTTAATTTAGATATATTTGATGATATTAGTAATTTAAATGATCTAGTAGTAAGAGTGTTTGTTAACGGCAAGCGACTAGACTGGCCAAATTGGTCAATTGTTGATACTCCTAGTTTTAAACAGATTGTTCTAACAACAGATATTCTGCTGACTGATGTATTGACAATCAAAGCCTATGCAAATCAATCTATTAATGCTAATGGATACTATGAGATTCCGATCAACTTACAAAATAATCCATTAAACAATCAAATAGTTGAATTCACTTTAGGTGAAGTAATTGATCATGTTAATTCTATTGTTGACAATTTAGGAACAATATTTGTTGGATCATTCCCAGGCGAAAGCAATTTACGAGATTTAGGAAACTTATCAGCATTTGGCACTAAGTTTGTTCAACATAGCGGTCCAGCAAGTCTTTCGTTGTACCATGTTACTTCGCCACAGAATAATATTGTTCACGCATTAGAACTTGCAAGAGATGAATATAATAACTATAAACGAAATTTAATTGCAGTTGCTGAATCTCTTGGTGTTGAAGCAGATTCAAGAACATTAGTAAATCTTATAATCCAACAGATCAATAAAGATACTCCAACTACACATCCTTATTACTTTAGTGATATGGTGCCATACGGCGCAAGTTTAGCTACAAATTTAAATGTAGTAGATTACAGAATAAAATTATATCCATTAACAAATAGTTTCAATCTAACTGAGCTATCATCTAAAGCAGTAGGCGTTTACTTAAACGGTACACAACTAATACATGGACGTGATTATACATTTGTTGACCAGAATTTTATAAATGTGTCTGCAACATTGGCAAACGGTGATGTAATTACAACATATGAATATGAAAGTACTGATGGGTGTTTCATTCCCGAAACTCCTACTAAGTTAGGATTCTGGCCTAAATATGAACCTAAATTATACTTAGATACTTCGTTTGTAACTCCGCGATGGATGATACAAGGACATGACGGCAGTCAAATATTAGCATATGGTACTTACGGTGCTAATAGCACATCTGATTTCCGTGATGGTATACTTTTAGAATTTGAAAAAAGAATTTTTAATAATATTAAAGTCAATTATGATACTAGTATTTTTGATTTAGCTACAATTATTCCTAGCTACAATAGAACTAATTCGTATAGTGTTGACGAATTTAATCAAGTATTAGCTCCAAATTTTTATAAATGGACTGGTTTAGTAGGAGTAGATTTTACTAAGCCGTTAAGTTACGATCGAAGTAATTCTTTTACATATAACTACACTGGGCATAGCTCCCCTAATGGTAGTAATGTTCCAGGATATTGGAGAGGCATTTACAGATGGATGTTAGATACTGATAGACCTAATTTGTGCCCTTGGGAAATGTTAGGTTTTAGTATTGAGCCAACTTGGTGGACATCATTGTATGGCCTAGCACCTTATACTAGCGACAACTTGCCTATGTGGCAAGACATTAATGATGGCATGGTTAGAGAACCAGGAGTACCTCCAGTTTATCTACCGCAGTATGCTAAACCATTTTTAATGCAACATATCCCAGTTGACGAATCTGGAAATATTGTTAGTCCTGCAATATCTGGACTAGCATCGGGAATCTTTACAGTATCAACTGACAATAATTTTGTATTTGGCGATGTTAGCCCTGTAGAAGCCGCTTGGCGCCGCAGTAGTTATTATCCATTTAGTGTATTAGTTGCATCAATGCTATTAACACCATCTCAAACATTCGGAGTGTTACTAGATAGATCCCGTATTGTTCGTAACCTAGCTGGACAATTAATAAACGCAGACACAGGTTTAAGAATCCGTCCTGCTGATGTTGTGTTACCGAGCATTTATTCTAGTAGTACTCGAGTACAGACTGCTGGAATTATAAATTATATAATTGATTATATTTTACATTTTACTTTTAGTAATAATATCAAATCGTATAATACATATCAAACTGAATTGACTACAATGGTTCCGCGATTGTCATATCGTGTAGGATCATTCACTAACAAAGATCAATTTAATCTATTACTAGATTCTAAAACTCCGCTGTCAGCTGGAAGTGTATTTGTGCCAACTGAAGATTATAATATTGTTTTAAACACTTCTAGCACAGTTCGCAAGATTACATATAGTGGTGTAATTATTACAAAATTAAGCACCGGGTATCAAGTGAAGGGTTACAGTATTACTCAACCTTATTTTAAGTACTACAACTATACAAAAACTGGTGCAAAAATTAATGTTGGCGGAATATCAGAAACATATGTTAGCTGGACACCTTTTCAACAATACGGTGCTGGGTCAGTTGTAAAATATAATAATGCTTATTATCGTGTTCAAACAACACACACAGCAACTGATACTTTTATTCAATCGTATTATCAAGTATTACCAGATATTCCAATCATTGGCGGTGCCAACGCTGCCTTGAGAAGCGAGTGGGACCGTACAACTTCAGTAGTTGTTCCTTATGGTACACTATTTTTATCTGTACAAGATGTTGTAGATTTCTTACTAGGTTACGGTGAATGGTTAAAAGATCAAGGGTTCATATTTGACGATTATAATAAGAACCTAGGAACAGTTACCAATTGGGAATCTAGTTCAAAAGAATTTTTATTCTGGACCACACAAAACTGGAGCGCAAGCACGTCTAAGTGGCAAGATTGGACACCAAATATTAATGTGCCATATGGTAATATAGTTCGATATAACGGTGATTATTATAGTGCAGTAGTTAATATTCCTGCTTCTTCGATATTTGATACTACATTGTATAACAAATTAGACGGGCTAAGTGACATTGGCAGTTCAGTAATTAGTTTGAGCCCAGCCGCATCTAAATTAACATTTAATGCACCGTTAACTGTAGTTCAAGATATTAATGATCAATTTAATAACTATGAAATTTTTAAAGTAGACGGGACTCCGTTAAGTTCAATATTTTTAGATAGTTATAGAGAAAACAATTTAGTAAGTTACAATACTAAAACAACAGACGGGATATATTGTGCTAGCTTTTATCTAGTTCAAATAGAACATTTAGTTATTCTAAATAATACTACTATTTTTAATGATACAATATATAATCCTGAAACTGGTTACAGACAAGAACGAATTAAACTTTCTGGATACATCACCTCTGGCTGGTATGGCGGTTTAGATATTCCTGGATTTATCTATGACCAGGCAATAATACAAGAATGGGAGCCATGGAAGGACTATGCACTAGGTGACACAGTTAGCCATCAAAGTTTTTATTACAGTGCATTATCTTTTGTAGCTGGATCATTAACTTTTAATGCAGGCGATTGGGTAAAACTTACTGAAAAACCAACTCCTCGACTATTACCTAACTGGACAAATATAGCAACTCAGTTTACTGATTTCTATAGTTTAGATGACGATAATTTTGATACCTCACAACAAAAAGTAGCTCAACATCTAATCGGCTATCAAAAGAGACAATACTTAGATAATATTATTCAAGATGATGTTAGTGAATATAAATTTTATCAAGGTATGATTCGTGAAAAAGGAACACAAAATGTTCTTAATAAATTATTTGACGTATTAAGTTCCAAAAATAAAGAAAGTTTAGTGTTCTATGAAGAGTGGGCGTTACGAGTTGGGCAATACGGTGCTAGTAATTCTTTTGAAAATATAGAATTTGTACTAGATGAAAAATTATTTAGAAATAATCCTCAAGGATATTTGCTATTACCTCAACACGACTCGACATTAAATGTCTTTATCAATCAACAAACACCTAATGATGTATATTTAAAACCATTAGGATACAACTCTCAACCCTGGCCGGTACTATCTAAATATAATCCTTATTTGCGAGATGCAGGTTATGTTGACACGGCTGATGTATTTTTAACTTTAAAATCGTTGTCTGATATTACTTCTCAAGACATTACAAAATTTAATAACGGTGCATACGTCTGGGTTACATTTGAAAAAAATAATTGGAATGTTTATAGATATACTGATATCAATATGGTTGTTCAATCAGTTTCTTATAATGCTACTACAAAAATTCTAACAATTACTACACAAAATTTAGTTAATTTGCAAGCTGGATCATATGTAGGATTAGCACAAGTGGCATTACTACAAGGTTTTTATCAGATACAATCAGTTACATTGAATTCGTTTACAATATCTGCAACCATTACTGGGTTTCCTGGCCAGTTTACACAGTCAGCTAACTTAGTAGTATATGCATTGGTGTCACAACGTGCAAGTTCAATAGATGCAATAGATTCAATATTACCTAAAGTAATTAACGACAATGAGCTAATATGGACTGATAAAAATGCCGATAATAAGTGGGCTGTCTGGAAATACAATCCTATATATACGCAGTCTTTTATTAATAACTACGATCCTCAAAATAATCTAGAATATGGATTAACTGTTGCTATGAATAAAGCAGGTAATATATCTGCGGTTGGAACAGCAATTGGCGAAGTTATTACGTATGATAAGGCGTCTGTTGCAACTCCTTGGATACAACGACAAGCAATTCAGCCTCCGTTTATTGCTCATAACAATTTAAATTTAATTAGTAATATTGCTAGAGTAATTGCGTTCTCACCTGATGGATCATACATGGCAACTGGCAGTCCGCTTGCTGGGTATGCTTCTCACAATTTTGTCGGAGTATGGGCAACTGGTACAGTATATGGTACTGGTTTAATTGTTTCTATAGATCCGCTGTCCGACGGAAATATACAATACTATCAAGCAATTTCTACAACATCTGATAATCCTATTGGAAGCGTTAATTGGGAAAGAATTCCTTATATTCCAGTATCTCAAACAGGTAGTTGGAGCAAATACGACTCTTATCCATTAAACACTTTAGTTACCTATAACGATGTGTTGTATCAAGCAATACAACAAACTTACGGACAAACTACAATAACAATTACAGCAATCAACGGATTGACTGGAGAATTAACTACTACATCTACAGCTAACCTACAAGTTGGACGTCGATTAACCTTTGCAGTCGGCACAACATTTGGCGGAATAATTCCAACACAGGCATATTATGTCTTGCGTATATCTGGCAGCACCACATTTACAATTACAGATACTTACAATGGCAATAATTTTGCGTTGTTAACAACATCTACAGGTACAATGACTGCTACACAGGTAGCACCAACTCCTCCATCATCTGGTTCAGCATCATGGTCTACAGTTAGCCCTCAAGTTGGCCCTGCACAGCACGGAGTAGTTTCTTTATATTCTAAAGATACAAATAATATCTACACACTAGTTGACACAATTATTAGCCCAGAGATTTCAGCAAATGAACAATTTGGATCAACAATTACCTTTGGAACTAATAATTTGTTCATCGGTGCAATTGGAAATAATAACAATACTGGTGCAGTTTATGGTTTGGTCTATACAGAATTTTTAGAAGCTACAACTGGATATAATCCAGTCGGAAGTGGCATCAGTACAATTGTTGTAAGTTCAACCGTTGGTATCAGACCTGGAATGTATGTACAAGGTATTGGCTTCACAGGTAATCAACAAGTTGAAGCAGTTCTTAATACAACAACATTAGTTTTAACAGGTAGTCCTAATTCTGAGCCAAGTGGCGCATTGAACTTTATTTCGATAGGCTGGCGATATCAGCCGGTGCTACCGATAACTGGCACAGTTGCCGGTAGTAACTTTGGAAGTAGTATTACCATTAGTGATAATAATGCTGTATTAGTAATAGCTGCCGCAGGTGGAACAGTTGCTGGAACAGTAACAGTACTATTCAATTCTCTTAACGGACAAGCTGGCACACAGCAACTAATCAGCGGTTCTAATGTAGACTTTGGAATAAGTGTTGATCTGTCCGATGATGGTACTTATCTAATTATATCAGACGACAGTGCTAGTGCTCCGTTAGTTCCACAACTTGGTAACGTTTACATTTATAAATTTAATGGAACAAATTATGGTTCAACTCCGTATCAAACATTAGTAGATCACCAACCTGAAACAAATGGTCGATTTGGAAATAAAGTTGCATTTATGAATAATTATAAGACTATAGTAGTTTATAGTCTGTATGGCGACACTGAAACGTTTATGACATTTAATACAAATGGTGTTACTACGTTTGATAAAAATTCAACAACGTTTTCAACTAAAAATATTAACAGTGGTAGAATTGATATCTATGATAATTACTCTACTAAGTGGGTGTTTAGCGAAAGTTTAACTACAACGAATCAAGCGTTAGATGGATACGGTGCTGGATTTGCAGTCGGAGACAACCATGTATTTGTTAGCGCACCTAATGCATTAGATTATGATAATCAAGGAACATCGTATGTTTCTGGTAGAGTGTACTATTACGGTAAAATGCCAAATGAGTATTCTTGGCAGACTTATAAACAAGAAATTTTAAAACCTGATGTTAGTAAAGTTAAAAAGGCTTTCTTGTATAATAGAAGCACTAATCAGCTGATAACATACCTAGATGTAGTCGATCAAGCCCAAGGAAAAATTCCAGGGCCTGCTGATGAAGAAATCAAATTTAAAACATTCTACGATCCAGCAGTGTATACTGTCGGCGATGCCACGGTCAACGTAGACACAAGCTCAGCTTGGTCAAAAGATCAAGTAGGCATGTTGTGGTGGGATTTAAGAACCGCTAAATTTATTGACAGTTATTCAGATGATGTAGTTTATAGAAATTCTACATGGAATTCTTTAGTAGTTGGATCAACAATTGATATTTATGAGTGGGTACAAACTCCTCTCCTACCTTCAGCTTGGGATAAAATAGCTGATACCGGACCTGGAGTAGCTGCCGGAGTTAGTGGAAAATCGTTGTACGGCGATAATTCTTATTCTACTAGACAAGTATATGATAATGTAAGTAAAAAATTTAAAATTACATATTTCTATTGGGTAAAGAACAAAAAAATAACGCCAAATGTTTCAGGCAGAAACATGTCTGCATCAAATGTTGCTACATTAATTGGCAATCCAAGAGGCCAAGGTTACACATTCCTAGCATTAACGGGACTAAATTCTTTTAGTTTGATTAATGCTAAACAGTATCTTAGTGATGTCAACGTAGTATTAAGTGTAGAGTATTGGCTAGTTGATAAAATTGATCAAAACATTCATAATCAATGGAAAATGATTAGCAATGACCCAGCTGTTAATATTCCTAGTGTTATTGAAAAGAAATTGTTTGACAGTCTATGCGGGCGTGATACTGCTGGCAGATTAGTTCCTGATCCTGCACTACCAATTAAATTAAAATATGGTATTGAAAACAGACCACGCCAGGGCATGTTTGTTAATCGATTTGAAGCTCTTAAACAGTATATTGAATATGCTAACAACATCATGATAGCTCAACAAATTGTTAGCAATTGTGATATTAGTAGCTTGCAATCATTTGATCCTGAACCAAATATTAATACTGGTCTGTATGACGTTGTATTTGATACAGATGCTGAATTAAGATTTGCAAATGTTGTAACTTATTCAAGAGCATCGGCTGTTCCTGTGATTGTAGATGGAAAAATTGTCGGTGTGACAATTACCACTCCCGGTAAAGGCTATTTAATTGCTCCTTATATTTCAATAGTTGGAACGGGTAGCGGTGCAATAGTTAAAGCAACAATTAACACCTTAGGAGAAATAACTGGAGCAACTGTTATTAATAGTGGTTCTGGATATAGTGATTCTACAAGTTGTTTAATTAGAGATTACTCGGCACTAGTACATAGCGATAGTCAAGCAACTGGTAATTGGAGTATATATTCATATGACGGAATTAATCAAGTATGGTCACGTATCATAACACAGGCATATGATGTTAGAAATTTTTGGAGTTACGCTGATTGGTTTGCAACTGGATACACACAGTTTACCGCAGTAGATCATTCTGTTGCAACTCTTGCAGAATTAAACAATATAACTGTTCTAGTTGGAGAAGTTGTTAAAGTTCGAACAACAAATTCTGGAGGTTGGGAATTACTAACAAAGTATGCTAACTCAACATCAGTTGACTGGACTTTATCATATAGTGTTGTTGGAATACAAAACGGAACTATACAATTTAATTCTACATTATATGAGTTTGTAGATACTAGTATTGGTTATGATGGCTCTACGTTTGACGGTGAATCTTTTGATACAGTAGCGGCAGTTGAGTTGCGTGTAATTTTAAATGCTATTAAAAATAATATTTTCATTAACACACTAAAACAAGAATATTTAAATTTATTTTTTACTGCTGTAAGATATGCACATAGTGAACAATCTTACATTGATTGGATTTTTAAAACTAGTTTT